CATAATTCTTTTTTATATTCTTCCCTAATAGTTTTTCCATAGCCATCAAGCTTAGGTCCTTTTCTTTCTGTTATAAAGAAAAGACCATAAGCCCGATTTAAACCTGGAAATATCCTATAAAGATTTTCTACAGACATACTTAAAATGGTGTTTACGTATCATCTGTACCTGTATCAGCATCAATAGGTTCTGATGCTTTTACTTTTCCTTGAGTAACTGAATCTGCAAGAGTTTCTGCTTCTCTGAAAGTATCTTTACTTTCAATCATGCCTAATTCCTCTAACTTATATTTATGCCAGTTACCTAGATCATTCTCTGCCTCTACTGTTGATAATGCAAATCTAAAAAGAAAAGAAGGCGCATCTACAGTTTGGCCTTTTACATTTATTCTTTTCATTTTTAAAAGTGTATTCCATTTTCTAGAAACAGATAAATTACTAGATGTCATAGTTAAAACAGCAGGACTATATGAATCTTTGCTAGTTTTTACTAAAACAAAATGTTCTGCTGTATCAACAATTTGATTTTCGCCTAACATCGATTTTCTAGTTTTAGGATCTGTAGTAGTACCTTCTGGTTTAGTATCATGTACCTCTACTAAACCTCCACCTTTATCTCTAGGTACCCACTCTACATATGTTTTTCTATAACCACAAGGTATTACTTCAATTTTTTCGTATACCTCATTAGTTACAGTGTTAAATATCATACCCTCTTCTGCACCTTCAATGTATTTCTCATCTTTCTTCTTACGTTGAGGTGAGCCAGATTGTATGATCGCTAGTCTAGGTATCGTAATGTCATCGTTACTAACATTTTGTAAACCTTTACCAGCATTTTTTACTATCAAATCAGCATTAATATCTCCAATAGATAATTCGCTATTTGATTTTTTTACCATCTTATCACTCATTATTTCTCCTTTCCGAGTGTTACTTTTGCAATAGAAGCTTCATAAACATTAAAATATTCTTCTGGTAAAGTTTCTCCTAATGAATATCTTTCTTTTGCAAATGTTTTTAAAGTTTGAGGATGAACACTACTTTTTTCGTCATAAGGTATATTCTTAAAATTTTTAGATAATACCTTTATTAACTTATCAGCTTGATCATACTCTCCTTTAGCAAAACTAACTTTAACATCGTGTTTAATTAGTCCTGCATGTCCTTCTTTTTCTAACCAAGATAAAGCTTTTGATAATTTATCTTTAGGAATAGAGCAGAAGATTTCATCTTTGACTTTAATTTGACTTCCGTCTTTTAAATCAAATCTAGTCATACCATTACAGGCTTGCATAGCATCTGGTAGTTCTCTTTCTTCAATCTCTCTTATTTCAGCTTTGAGTTCTTTTAATCTTTCCTCTTCTGCTTCAAGATTTCTTTTTTTCTCTACCAACTTGTTTCCAATAGCTGTAACAGTTTCTAAACCTACTGGTTCAAGTTTTTTCTTTTTGTGCTTTTCTACAGCATCAAATATCCAAGTTTTTTTCTTAGACATCATTTTCTCCTTTCTGATAATAGTCTATAAATACATTATAATAGGCTTTATTCTCTCTATCCCATTTAAGTATATTTACTTTACCATTATTATTATCTGAGGCTGCAATTGCTGCTATACCAATTGCAACTGGATCACCCATAGCAAGTATAAAATCTTTATCGCTATAATCTTTTAATTTAGATTTTAACAATCTTACTACAGGAGCAGATGACAATGTAATTTGTTTGCCAGGTTTTAATAGAGGTATAAGCTCTCCATAATGACCAGCTGCAAGAATATTTACATTTGGATTTTCTTGCACTACAAAAACTCTCGCCATATTTTCTCCTTTCTCATTTTTAGATTTACTTATAAAGTAAATTCTATATAAAGTAAATTATTAATTAGAAAACAGAAAGAGTATATGCAAGTTAAATTTATAGACGAAAAAAAATTTTTAAGGTATAACTTTAAAACAAAACCTTACCAACATCAGTATAATGCGTTTATTAAATCAAAAGATAAAACACACTATGCTTTATTTATGGAACAAGGTACAGGTAAGTCTAAAGTTATTATTGATAACATTGCCTATCTTTATCGTAGAGGTGATATTGATACTGCTATCATTGTTGCCCCTAAAGGTGTTTATCGTAATTGGCATGCTTCAGAGTTTAAAACACACATGCCAGAGGATGTTGTTAGTTTTACAGATTTATGTATTTGGAATCCTGTCGAAACTAAAACGAATGTGGATAAACTTATCGATTTTTTAAAACCATCTGTTAAACTTAAATTCTTTATAATTAACATAGAAGCTCTTTCTACTGATAAAGGTAAAAATTATTTACACAGATTATTAAATTCAAGTAAAGCATTTTTATGTGTAGATGAAAGCACTAATATTAAAAATAGAACAGCAAGAAGAACTAAAGCATGTCTTAAATTAGGTAGACTTGCAAAATATAGAAGAATATTAACTGGTACACCAGTGACCCAAGGACCTCTAGACTTGTGGTCTCAGATAAATTTTTTAGATGAGTACATATTACAAAATAGTTTCTATGCTTATAGAAATACTTTTTGTGTTATACAAAGACGAAGATTATCTTCTCATAGTTTTGACGAAGTAGTAGGTTATCAAAGACTAGACGAGTTACAAAAAATACTTGATAAACATTCTTTTAGAGTAACTAAAGAAGAATGTTTAGATTTACCAGCTAAATTACGACAAATTAGACATATCGACATGACGCCGGCTCAAAGGCGCATGTATGCATTACTAAAAAAACGTGCTATACTAGAACTAGAACGTGAGAAATTAGTGACTGCGCCTCTTATTATCACACGAATACTTAGATTACAACAGATATTATGTGGTTTTGTTAAAACTGATGATGGAATTATAGAAAATATAGAAGGTGAAAATCCGAGAATAAATGAGCTTATGAATGTAATAGAAGAAACGCAAGGTAACATTATTATTTGGGCAACATATCGTAATTCTATTAAATTGATCCGTGATACTCTGGCCAAAAAATATGGTGCAAATAAGGTTGCAACTTACTTTGGCGATACACCATCAGAAGAAAGACAAAACATTGTAGAGAAATTTCAAAAAGGTCAGATTAGATTTTTTATAGGACAACCTAGAACTGGAGGCTATGGTTTAACTTTAACAAATGCTAAAACTGTTATCTATTTTAACAATACTTATGATATGGAAGTTAGATTACAATCAGAAGATAGAGCACATAGAATTGGTCAAAAAGATAAAGTATTATATATAGACTTTGTATGCCCTAAAACATTAGATGAAAAGATAATTAAAACTTTAAATACAAAGAAAAAATTAGCAGATCAAATAACTGGTGATAACTGGAAAGAATTATTTAAAGAAATTTAATCTTTACATTTAGATTTACACTTACATCTTCTTCCAAAGATTTTTTCAATTAATTTATGTAAAAATTTTTTTATCATTTCTTTTTAATTATGTCAGCGCCTTTTAAACCATAGATGGCAGATACTACACCAATAAACAATGCTTGATACCAAAATGGCATATTGTTAAATTTATCAAAAAACATATCTACCTTTTGCATAATTTCTGGATCATCACTAAATATAGACCATATTAATAACATAACAGGAGCCGACACCAAAATTAAAACAAACTCGTCTTTCCATCCCTGTTGATTATTTTGTATTACTGCTTTTTTATATTCTAATTCTCCAGAGGCCATACGTTCTGCATGTTTCATTTCTGCAACTGATTCTAACTCTCTAGTCTTTCTTCTATTTGAAGCAATAGACATTCCTGTTTTAATCATACCAGGAACTAACTTTGCTGCAATATTAAGCCACATTAATATCCTCTTTATGTAACCATTCTTTTAAATTAAAACCTGGACAATTAGGTTTATTATCTTGTACATCACAATGTCCTACTATCTCTACTACGTTAGGATTTGTTCTTTTTAATTTTAATATTAATTCTTTTAAAGATATAAATTGTTCTAATGTAAAATTATTTTCTGGTCCACCATCTTTCGCCATACCACCTACAATACAAATACCTATACTTCTTGAATTTACTGCTGGCGCATGTGCTCCTTGAAAACCTTCTGGTCTACCTACTTCTACTTTACCATCACGTCTAATAATGTAATGATAACCAACATCATCCCAACCTCTATCTTCTACGTGCCACTTACGAATTTCTTTATAGCCAATGTCCATTGTAGCTTTAGTTGCAGCACAATGTATAACTAACATATCTGTTTTTTTTCTTAATTCCATATTGCTTTTCTTTTAGGCACTATTCTACATTTTTTATTTTGTAAGTCTACAGATAAAATATGCACCCTTTTGTCTTTAATTCTAGGTGAACGAGCTATAATACTTCCGTCTTTTCTTTTACCTAACATTTTTACATCAAAAAATTTATGTTCTAAAGTTCTAGGATCTACAGCAATTAAATCAATAGCGCAGTGTGTTTGACTTCCTTTAAATACATAATAACCTTGTTCTTGTAACCATACTACTGCTAAATTTTCACAAAGACACCCTTTGTTTTTTTTAATCATTTATAATAAGTTGTATTAAAGTTGATCCTAAACCTGTCATTATTAAAGCCGCAGCACCTATCAGTATTTTTTCTAATCTTGAAATCTGTTTAGCCAAACCTTCTATTTTATCATGTGTTTCTTTTTGCATTATTCTACAAAGTTTTTCGTGATTATCAATACGAATATGTGCTGTTGTTGCAGTAGTTATTTTTTTTCTAGTTGCCATATTTCTTTTCAAATTCCTCTTTTTCAAAATCTCTTTCTTTTTCTTCTTTAGCTCCAGAAACAGCCTCTCTAACAATTTTACCACCTTTACCAATTTTACTAAATACAGATTGTAAAGCTTCTATCGCAAATTTACCTGATATATCGATTGGATAAAAAACATCAGCATTATTTTCCATATCATCCATACCTCTTACTTCTTCATATTTATCTTTTGCATATTCTTTATAAACCATAGGATTTCTTATAGGGTTACCAGTAAACATTTTTCTTGCACCCATACCTCTGTTAAATCCAAAATTAGCATAATCTATTAAATTATCTGCGGTTGCATATTTTGATAAAGCTTTACCTATGCCTTCGCTGTTATCTACTTTAATCTTTTTCAAAACTTTATCTATTACAGTAGCTCTTTGTTTAATTCCCATGTTATCTAAAAATCTAGGATAATTACCGCCTAAGAAATTTCTTTTGGCTGCCTCTATAAATTTTCCGTAATCGGTAAATAAAAATAAATTATCTGAATTTATTTTAAATAAATCCATTATACGAGCAACTCTATTTAAGATTAATCTTTTATGGTTTAATGGTCCTGCAAATATATCAACAAATAATCCAGCTTGATTAGCAACATCTGTTATTCCTTTGCCACCTGTTATTGATCCACGTTCCAATGGCTCTTGTAACATTCTTAAAACATTACCCATTTCTAAAAAAGTATTATAAAAATTATCATTATATAATTGTTTAATTGATCCTCTATTTTTTCTCATAAATTCTAACAATCTTTCTCCGTTTATTGATTCTGTAGATTTATAAATATATCCACCAGCTTTACCTGTACCAGTTGCGCTATCCATCATTTCATTTAAAAATAATGTTCTAATATTTGCTTTAGTAGTATCTGGTAATGCTGCCATTAAAGCTGTTATATTTTTTTTATTAGAACTTTCTATAATATGTTTTACAATTTGACCTGGTGCTGAATTATTAATTACGTCTACACTTAAACCAGGTAATGCTTTAGCAATGGCAGTGTTTTGATCTAATCTAAAACTTTGTGCATTTTCATAACCTTTTATTACTTTGTTTGCCTTTTTGAAAAAAGTATTATATTCTTGTTTACCTAAGATAGATTCATAGTTTTTACCAAATTTCTTAACAAACTCGTCATGTGACATTTTCTGTACACCTTCTTTAGGAAATACATTATTAAAATAATTTCTATATAAAGAATTTTTTACAGTTAATGTAGTTGACTCAGGAAAAAATTTACTTGTTATTAATTCACCAAGTTCCATAGCATTTTGTCTTGCTACACTTGAATCATCAACAAACTTTTTAAATAAACTTTCTGATTCTGCGGCAAGTTTTTTACCAGATACCATTTCTGAAAAATTAGTTCTATTAGCGCCTGCACCAAAATCATTACCCCAATTTTTAAATATATTATTTTGTTTTTGTCCAATTAATTTTATTTGATCTTTAAAGGCTTGTGCTACATTGTCAGGTCCTTTTATTAAATTATTTTGAATTATTTCGTTCATTTGTCCTTGTATTTGGGTATAAATACCTTGTGCTCTACCTGTTGATGTTTCTCTTAAAAGATTAATTGCATTTTTCATTGCATATATATCTTTTAATGTTAGTTTTCCTTGTTTTTGTAAAGTAGTAAAACCCTCGATTAAGGTTTTAAAATCTTTTGATGTTTCTGCTAAACCTGTTCTATCAAATACTTTTCTTAAAGCAATTAATTTATTTTTATTAATTACATCTTTATATGTTTTAGCAGTTTTACCTGGTACACGTCTTAATTCACCTTTTGGAAAAACATCAAACTCAAAAAACTTTTTGTCTTTTTGAATTAATTTTATAACAGGTGTCATACCCTCTAAATCAATAGGTCCTTTATAAGCTGTTACATAATCATCTATGACGTTGTCAACCTCTGTTAATCTTCCTTGTAAAGCTCTATAACTATCGTCAATAGTAATTCCAAATCTATCTAATAAATCTGTTGCAGCATCTCCTATAGTATCTTTTTCTAATTTTAAAACATCATCTGTTTTACTTACTGCTTCTAATTCAGCCTTATTTAATGCTGCACGTGATACAGATTTAACTTCTGATTCTGCTGCATCAATTATTAAATCTGCTGTAGTATTATCGACATTTCTTAATCCAGTTGTTCCTTTAATTATTTTATCTTCTACTGTTCTAAATGTTGCTTTTGTTTTAATACTCTCTACTTCATCAGCAATAAGACCTTTTGCAATTCTAGATTTCTTTTGTAATGCTGGTGATTCTATTAATGCTTTACCTAAACTTACAGCAAAATAATCATTTGCTTCTTGTTCTGTTAGATTAAAATTTTTTTGAAATTTATTTTTTACATTAGTAACTTTTTTTAAAACTTCGTTATTTGTTTTTCCTTTTGCATCTACAAATTCTTTTAAAGTATTAGAGCTTAAAGAGTTTTTACCAAGTATTGTTGGTAATACTAATTTAGCAGCACCTAAAAAAGCAGTTGTTGCTACAGCATCTAATGCAAAATATCTAATTGCTGAATCTTTTGCAACTTGTTCAAATTCTTCTGCTGTATACATATCATTTTGTAAACCTAACTTATGATAACCATACATTAATCTTGCATACTCTGCTAAAGCACCTGATGTAGCAGAACCAGCAACTGTACCCGCAGGACCACCATAACTTCCTAAAGTACCGCCAACTATTGATGCAACTATTGGCATAGTGTCAGCTCCTGCATCCGCAAAATCTCTAAGACCTATTTGTGGAGAATCAACAGCTGCAAAAAAACCAGTTCCACCTAATTCTTTTGGAATTCTATAAATTAAACCTTGATCTTCTTTTCCACCAAATTTTAAAGTTTGATATTTTACTTCGATACCATCTGCAAATTTGTTTATTGTCTCGATATCATAATTTTGTTTTAAGTTATCAATAATTAATTTTTTAAAATTTCTTTCTTGTGCCTGTGAATTATTTAAACCAAATCTAGCAAAATATCTTATACTTGCTGCTAACTCTGTATCTTTACCAGCAGCAATTCCATTTGCTTCGAATAAATCTTTTCCAGATATATAACCAGCATCTTGTTCAATACCAACTTCATCTATCTGTACTTGATTTATTGATTTATTAGCTCTTTCTGAAGCTGGTTTAATAAGATCGATGTTTAATCCATCAGCAGCAAGAATAGATGCATCAGTTGATTGCTCAGAAGAAGTATCTAATTTAGGAAATAAATCTGCGGATGTACCTTCAAATTCACCAGTTACAATTTTATATGCGTCCTCTGGTTTTACATTATTTGATAATAATGTATCAAAATCTTTTTGTTGTTCTTCATTAAGTTTAGTTTTATCAGCCACATTACTACTCTTTTTTCTTTTGATTTTTTTCTATAATACTTTCAATCGTTTTCATTTTATCTGCTTTACCTTCTAAAAATTTTTCGAATGAACTTCCTTCGTAATTTTTATCAGCTTTAATATTTTTATAATTGAAAGCTTGTATAACTCTAAAATCTGTTCTATCTGTATTACCATATAATTCTTTTAATAATTCATCAGATACATCTTTATTGTATTCTGCTGCTAATTCTTTTGCTGCTGCATCTGCTGCATTCTTTTTAAAATTAACATCTCCTTTTAAATCTCCTCCTGGAAAAGCAAGAGTTTGTGCTTTATCAAAAGCAAGAGTTTCTATATCAGCTAAAGCTTTTTCAGAAGATAGTAATACTTTTAATGCACCTGTATTTGTTTCTAAACTACCTTGTCCTTTTAATAATATATTAATGTCTGCATTAGAAACTGGATATAAATCTTTTACTTTACTTAATATTCTTGTTTTAGAAGTAGAATCAAATATTTGTTTTAATTTTACAATTTCTTCTGCGCTTGGTACATATTCTTTATTGTCTGCTTTAGACTGTCTATATCTTGTAATAACATCTCCATATCCTAAACCAATTGCAATTTCTTCTAGTGGTAGAAAGAAATCTTCCATAATACCAGTGATATCATAGTTTTTAGATTTTAATAAAGTATTATAAGCTGTCTCTGTCGCTTGATAACCTGCTTTGCTTTTATCAAAATTATCTTGATATTTATCATATGCTTTTAAAATAAATTCTTCATCTATTGGTCTGTATCTTCTATCTTTACCTGTATTTAATGCTTTTATTCTATCTGTTAAAGCTTTTTGTTCTTGTAATTCTATTGCTTTAGATGCAAGAAAACCTTTTTTCTGTCCAGTTGCAAATTTTGCTAAAGGTGATTTAGCTTGAGTTATTGGAGTATAACTTCCGGATTCTATTATGGTCTCTAAACCAGAAAGAAATTGAGTTCTTTTAGAATCATCATCATATATTTCATCTAATTTTTTTCTTGAAGTATCTGCTAAAGAAGAAAAGGCATCACCAACGGTAGCAAAAAAACCTTTTTTTTCATTATCACCAGTTTCATTTTTATCTCCTTCAACTTTTTTGTTTTCGTTTTCGAGTGCTTTACCAGTGACTTCAACCTCTACCTTTTCTAAATCTTCTGTTGCCATTAGTTTACCTTTTTAAATTGAACATCTATTTTAGAGTAATCAACCATTAAGTAACCACTATCGTGTATTAAAGAAGCATCTGGTACTTGATGTGCCATTACACCTTGATATGTTGTATTATCACCTTTATATTTAAAGTTATAAATATTTATACCACTAGCTGATTTTCCGATTAATTTAATATCTTCTTTTAATCTTATGTCTGAAAAGAACGGTGCAAGTGCTTGACCTACACCAGCAATTTGAGTTGCTGTACTAGGTCCACCTACTGGTGTTCCAACAAAACCTGATCTTTCTTCTCCATAAGTTCTTATAGGAGCACCTGCTAAAGATCCAATCATTTGTCTTACTTGACCTGCTTCGAAATCTCTTCCTTCTATAAAATCTCTATATTGTTCTGCTAATGCAGCTTGTTCTATTCCTCTAGCTGTCGCACCAAATTGACCTAAACCTGCTGCAGCACCAGCTAAACCTGACAGTTGTGCCTGTGCAGATTGTAATTGTGCTGCTCTATCAGCAGCAAATCTTTGTGCTCCTGATTCAAAACCAGCTTGTCGTAATCTACCAGATACATCAGCAACTTGATCTTGAAATCTTTCTCTTGATAAAGCTCTTTCTACTCCTTCTCTTGAACCACCAAAAGCTCCAGCACCTACAGCTCTTGTAGATAAAGCTCTATCTCCCATCTGAAATGCTTCTCCTAAATCAGATATAGTAGATTGAATTACATTATTAGTATAAGGATTCATATATTGTTGTGCAGTTGCAGTATCAAAAGTCTGAGCACCAATATTTGCTAATTGACCTGCTTGTGGTAAAATTTGAGTACTAAAAACATTTGCAACTTGCTGTTCTTGTGGACTTAGTTGAGCTATACGTTGACCTTGATATTGTGCATAAGGTACATTAAAAACATTTTCAGCACGTCTTAAAGCACGTTCTTGTATTTCTTTAAAATATTCAGGTATCTGCGATGTCACAGTTTGTTGTGATGGCGCTTGAATAACAGTTGTTTTTGGTCGGAAAAGACTACCCATTGATTATATATGTACCTCCAATATTTTTGTAACCTAGTTTTAAAAAAGCATTATGTTTTTTAAAAACATCTTTACCTTGCATAACCTCTAATATAGTTGTGAGATTATGTTTTAAAGAATACTCTTTTAAAACCAACATTATTGCACGAAAGGCTGGATAGCTCCTGTGTTTAGGAAGAACATGTAACCATAGTGTTCTTAAAAATTTCTTATCACTATACCATGTATCATCTATCGTTGCAGCTAGTGTACCTACAATAATATTTTCTTTTTCTAATACTATAACAAAATTATGTTTAATGTAAAATACTATGTTTTCTAGTATTTTAGTGTTATTTATGTTGCCAAAGTTAAAAGGTGCCTCGTGTAGCCAAGTTCTTAAACATTCTCTGATCTTTACAGCATCACTAATTTTTGCTTGTCTTATATGATATTTATCTTTTTCCATCAGGTCTTATATTAATTCGTAATGTTCCAAATCTCCAATTATCTCCAACATTTTGATTTTCTATTCTTACACTAGATTGTCTACCACGAATACGAGTATTAAAAAACCTAGTTGTGTTGTTAACTGTAATTGCTTCTCCTGAAATCTTAGAATCATTAGGGTAATCTCTTGTTTTTAAGGTAATTACAGCATTACCTTCCATATTTTGAAAATCTGGAATAACTTTGTTTATAAAACTAAATTCTTCTCCGTCAGCAATATCTCCATCACCTGATTGTATAAATGCTTCTAAGGCAGAACCATCATCATCTACTCCTGATTCATGTCTGTAAATTATACTTCTTCCAGCTGTTAAACCATTTATTTGTGAAATTGTATTTGCTGTAGAGTTAGCTGTATATTCAGAGGCTAATGGATTTAGTTCTACACCATTATCTTGATAAGTACTTCTTTCTAAATTTCCAAAATACCAACTGTTTTCTAAATAATTAAATATTACATATTTATCTACTTGATCCGAGTTGCTAGAACAATAATACCAAATAATTTCTGAAAAATTAGAAGTTTGTCCTGCATAAACTTGTGCATATTGAGTTTTATTTATATCATTAAATACATGATTTAAAACACTACAAGGTAATTCTTGAACAGCGCCGGCATATCTAAAGAATTGTCCATCAGACATCCAATAAGCAATATCATCGACAACTATCGCAGCATTTAAACCAACAGATCCGCAATCATTACCAAGTTGTCTAAAACCAAATATAAAAGGTGGACCTACAAAAGACATTGAATGCATTGTAGTATCTGTCCAAATAAGAATAGTACCTTTAGCAGGTCTAGCACATCTTATTTCACTACCACCTGCAATTCTTTGTGATCCTGCAGAGTTTGTTGCATTAGCTGTAAATTGTTCAAAATTTTCTTGATCACTAAATCTTATAAACATTTTATCTTGTGATGATGTGTTACCGATTTCAGTTTCTGTTCCCATCAAAATTAAATGCCTTGTTTCTGTAGAAATTACAGATAATGTGCTTGCTGTAGGAACATTCGCTATTTCTTCTGCTCTATTGTCAGAAAGTCCTAAAGAGCTATCATAATAATATGTACTTCCATCTCTTTGTGTAATTATTAAATCTTCTCCCCAATTGTTTATAGACCATTGTCTCATATCGATAGTTACATTAGAGCTTGATCTAGGTGTATTCCAAGTTCCAACATTCCAAGCTCCTGTACTCCAACCAAAACCAAAAGTTTGTTTATCTGGTCCAACAGAAAGTTGATATTTAGCAGTACAATTTGCAGTAGTTGTTACATTTGCTGATGCTGTATTATTGCTTGTTATTACATATGCATCAACATTAGTTATTGAAACAATTTCATATTCTGCGTCAATACTCGTGTTTGCAATACCTCCAACATTTGCAACTGAACAATTAGATATAGTTACAAAATCTCCAAGTTTAGCTCCATGAGCAGTATGATTTACAGTAATATTAGCACTGTTTGCTGTAGTGTTAAATACACTTGTTAAAGAGTTGCTTTGTCTTAGTGGTGTAATATCAGCATTCGTACCAGACGCAAATACATAAACTTTTCTATCTGTTCCTAAAGCTTCTAGTCTTGCTCCAGCTAAATTAAACCATTGTTCTAAAGCTCTTCCTACTCCAACATAATTAGCTTGACTAAATTTTGTCCAACCACCTATTTTTTGAGGTAATCCTTTTCTAAATCTTACTTTATCGCAATCTGACCATCTACCTTCTGCACCAGTTTCTGTGTTTTCGGTATCTATACCAGGTTGAAAATTTAATTGAGTTAGTGGCATAATAAAAACATTATATAACAAATACAGGAAAAATATAGTAATTAATTAAGGGGACAAAAGGGTGGTTTGGTGGAAACTTCTTTTGTCCCGAAATTAGATAATATTTATTTTTTTGGTAAAGTAAAGCCTTTAAAGTAAGCTGGTAAACCTAATAAAGGTCTTTTGTCTAAAGCATTTTCTTTTGCCATTTTAGATCCTGCTTTATTGTAATGTAAAAATACTTGTCCACAATCTTTACCTTTAAATTCTTCTCGCCAATGTTCTAAATCACAACCAGAATAAATTAACATATCACCTGGTTTTAAATCTATTTTAACACCTGCTTGACCTTTTTTTCCAGTTGGATCAAGGTAGATTGGCCATGAGTCACCGCCTAAATTTAATGTTGTAGATATTTCACATGAATATCTATCTTTATGACGAGCTAAGACATCACCATTTTTATATATTCTTGCATAAGAATAAGTTTCAGATAATTTTAATCCTGTGTGTTTTTCCATAACAGGTTTTACTTGTTGTAATAAAGTTTCCATAGCAATATCAGCATAATGTGAATATGTATTTGGCACCTGTTCATCATTCCATATTCCCCAATACTCTGTAAAAGGTGATATATATCTAGAGTCAAATAAAACTCTTGCCACATTTCTTTTGTTTTGAAAATATTTATATACAAAATCTGCTAACTCTTTAGAGATAGCTTCTTTTAAAACACTATATTTATTTTTTTTGAACGACATTTAAAACTCCTTTCGGTATTGCTTGACAGTTCCAATGTATAAACCTAAATGGTTCATACCCTATATCAACCGCATATTGATGAGGCATATAAGATGGAAAAAAAATCATTCTGCCTGGTTTTACTTTATAATGTACTTGTGATGATGCATACGTTATTTTTGATTTATCTTTTTCCGGTAAAAGATTCATAACATTACCTGGTCTAGGATCTTCAAAAATTGGTAAAGATGTTCTTTCACTTGCTTTTAAAAAATAAAAACCGGATATGTGTCCATTCCAATGTGTATGTAAAGTATGGTGTCCACCACCTTTTTTAGCAAACTCTTGTACCCACATCTCTGTTGTAAAGACTACAAAATTAGTTAAATCAAAACCCATTTCTAATAATAAGTTATGTGCTGTTGCTCCTACATAATCTTGTAATTGTTCAAATTTAGAATCACCAATTAAAGATGTTGAATGAAATACATAACCCATATCTCCTTTATCTCCGAATTCTTTATTTCTTTTATCTATCTGTTTTTTTAAATTTTTTTGAGATTGTTTAATATATTTATCAGAAGCTTTATTTAATTTATTTACATACTTAGGTTGATCTGCCCACCATATAGGACATTTAAAATATTCTTCTAATTCTAATTGTTTTGGAAAACTCATCTGTAAGGGTATCCTAAATTCCATATTACTAAACTATATCTGGATCCTTTTTTAACTGGACATACTCTATGCCAAACAAAACCAGGAAATACAACTAAAGATCCTTTAGGTAATATTTCAGTGCATTTTCTAATATTAGGTTTTTTATCTGGATCTACATTTCTAAAATCAAATTCTAATTCACCACCTTTATAATCTTTAGGATCAGACAAACTTACGGTTACAGATAACTTTCTAATTTTACCATGTGATGGATCTCCTTGTTCTCTTTGATAAGGTCGATCCCAACCATCGCAATGCCAATCATAAAATTGCCCTTTTTCATATTTTGTAAATTGACAAGATTCAGAGTAATCCCATTGAAAATTCCAACCGGCATTTGCATTTGCTTGATGAACATAAGGTTGTATTTCTTTATAAATCCACCTATCATTCATCCAAACAATATTGGAATCTCTTTTTTGTTTTAAATCTTTAATTTGTTTTTTATTTAAATTTTTATTACCCATACCACCTGTTACTGCCATTTGATCAGAAATAGATTTTCCATATTTAACTATTTCATCACAAATTCTAGAGGGAATTGCTGATTGAAAATACCAATAATAATTTTGAAGTTGCATATTTACTTTCTTAACATATCTTAACTTTTTTAAAACAAAAGTAAATATTTTTTATGAAATTGTCAATGTACCAGAAACTGTAAAAGTTGCTATTTTATCACCTCCAGGGTGAGTTGATGTTGAATTTGTACCTGGTGTAACAGATAAAGAAACTCCACTTGGTCCTCTAACAACAACAATACCAGATCCCCCACAACCTGCAGAAGTAGGATTAGACCTCGAACCACCACCACCGTTACCAGTATTTGCAGAACCACTTGGTCCAGAACCAGGACTGTTTGGTCTACCAGCTCCTCCAGTTGAATATGTAACATCAGAACCAGTAATTGTATTTGGCACTCCAGAACCTCCACTATTTGAAGGTGCACTACCTCCAGTTCCACCAGCACCTCCTCCTCCACCAGCAATACCAGAGGTATTTCCAGGTTGATTAGAACCACCATCATTTCCTTGTGGCGGACTAACAGAAGGAGTATTTCCAGTTCCACCAGCAAAATTTGAAGCTACCACAGAACCACCTGCACCACCTCCAGATCCTCCTGGTTTACCTGCAGAAGAACCTGATCCTCCACCACCTCCACCACCAGAGGCAGTAAACTTATTTGTACCTTCTACTCCACAAACATTAAATATTGAATCACTGCCTGGTTGCGCATGACCTGGTGCTTGTGCAGAACCAGCACCAATAGTAATATTGAAAGTTCCACAAGCTAAAAATATTGGACTTGCTTGTAGTGGGCTTGGACCAAAACCAGATGCTCTATAACCTCCAGCTCCTCCACCTCCACCGCCTCCACCAGATCCTCCCGGGTTGTTGTTGTTACCACCTGCTCCTCCACCTGCAACTACTAAATAATTAAATTCTTGTACAACAGAACCATCTGGCCAATTTCCACTTCTTCTTGCACTATATTGACTTTGCATTGACCACACACCACTTGCTTTGTTTAATTCTTTTACAATAACTATTCCTGATCCACCTGCTCCACCAGCTTGATTTGCTGGACCACCTCCAGCTCCACCGCCACCACCGCCAGTATTTGTTGTGCCTGCTGTTCCTGCTTGTCCAGTGCCGCCTGGGCCAGGTCTACTTCCGCCTGCTCCACCACCACCAGTTCCACCAGCTCCACCAGTTCCACCAGAATCAGCTCCACTTCCACCACCACCTGCATAAACTCCGGAGTTAGGTGCCCCTGGAAAATCTGGACTTACATCTGTTCCTGCTCCACCTGCAGAACCATTTGGAAAAGACCCACAACTTTTTCCTGCTTCAGAAGAACCTCCGCCACCATTTGATTGACCTGGTGTATCTCCTCCTGGAAAACCTTCTGGAGGGCTAAACCCTCCTACATTTCCAGCACCTGCTGCAGCTGCATTTTTTCTACCGCCGCCAGATCCACCACTATTTGCACAAGTTGTAGAAGTATTAAAAATTCCACCACCGCCACCTGTTGCAGTATAGGTTGTGCCACAAGCAACAGCTGTACTATTTGTTCCTCTGCAAGCAGAGGATTGAGGTGAACCAGGATTTGATGAACCTGCACCTATAGTAGTTGTAATTGTTCCTTGTGCACAAATTTGTAAATTTCTTAAACCACCAGCTCCACCGCCTCCTCCAGCGTCATTACCACCAGCTCCACCTCCACCAACAATTACTGTTTTAACAACTCTTGTTCCTGTTTGAAGTGTTATATCTCCTGAAGATGTTTTAGATGTAATAGTATTTTTTCCAAAAGAAGTTTTGTTAGAAACCCCTATTACACCACCATTTGCTGAGCCAGATTTACTTCTTGGCATTGTGTCCTCCTATGCGGACACCCAAGCTGTGCCGTTCCAATCGTAAACTGTTGGTGTTTCCGCTGTGTCGTCTGATTTAGTCGCTTCCCAACCTTTAGTGTTGTCAGCGTTATATTTTGATTCGTTCCATCTTGTAAAATATCTTACATCACCTTCTTCTGTGATTGAAGGATATGTAACTGGTGGTTGCCAATCATCATTATCATCTAGTGACCATGATGCATGAGGTTGTGGCACTATAAATTTATCTTTTGAAAAATCATAAATAGTTCCAATTCCTGCGTATAATTTTCTAAAATTATTATTGTAAGAAGTTTGTTTCCAAGTTCCACCTTTAAAAAAATTAACACACCACGTTTCACCATCAACGTGCATATCATTTTCTCCTAAAGGTCCCGCTGCTGTAGATACATCATTACCTACAACTACAACTCTTTGAACAACCCAATTTTGTTTTGAGCTATCAAATTTATCTGTTTCTTGTTTTAATTCTGCAAAGTGTGCCATATTTTTATCCTC